AAATTTCCGCAGGTTTTGAGACGAGGTGAACGATGGGCAGACGAGGACCACCACAAGCACCAACCGTTCTGCGTCTTTTGCGGGGATGTCCTGACAAAAGACCCGTGAACAAGGCCGAGCCGCAGTCCCTGCCATCGGCCAGCGCTCCACCCGCTGGTATGAGCAAGGCGGCGGCCGAAACATGGCGAGAGACGTTCCCGATTCTGGCCAATATGCGGGTAATGACCCAGGCAGATCGGCAAGCCCTCCGGCTATATTGTGAGACCTGGGCGCGATGGCTGGCGCTGGATCGTTACGTCGATACTGTGGGTGTAGCGATGGACACGCCCGAGGGTCACAAACTCCGGCCCGAGGTCGGGGCTCTCCAGGGTTGCAGATCGGACCTGATCCGGCTCATGGATCGGTTCGGGTTTGTGCCGAGTGCTCGCCGGGGATTAACCGCGGCACCTACTGCGGCTGGCTCGCTGGCTTCTTTTATTGCGGAACGCAAGAAGAAAAAGACTTGAATACTGGTCCTGCTGCGGGCGGCGTGATGACGGTGCAGGCACGTCCGCCCGCGGCGGGGCTTCCCGGAAAGGAAGGCAGAAATGACGATTATCAGATTGCCGGGCCGACACGAGATAAAGACCGGAGACATTCTTCGTTTCGAGATCGCCTGGTCAACCGATGAGGAAGTGAATATCCGAGCGGCATGTGTAGCGGTCTGTGAACTGGTGGATGACATGGGCAATCCCATAATGTTCTTGCTGATCACTCAATTAGTTGACGATCGTGGAATGCCGATCAGTAGGCTTCCGAATGAAACGAAAGATTAAGCCAGACCCAAAATGGATCAAGTCCGCCGCCGATGAGCGCGCGTATAAACGGGGTTTTCGGTTCGATCTGAAGCGGGCCGAGCACGTCCGGGATTTCTTCCGCAGATACCTCCGGCACAGTAAAGGCCAGTGGGCAGGCCAACCGTTTGAGTTGCTTCGCTGGCAATGGGCTGAACTGGTGGCCCCCCTCTTTGGTTGGATCGACCCCGCGACTGGGCATCGGCGGTACCGATTGGCGTACATTGAGGTGCCGAAAAAAAATGGAAAGAGCACCTTGTGTGCCGGGCTTGCCCTATATCTTTTGTCCGCCGATGGGGAGCCGGGGGCAGAGGTATATTCAGCGGCCGTGGATCGGGACCAGGCCAGCATTGTTTTCCGGGAGGCGGCCAGCATGGTTACGGCATCGCCGGAACTGGCCGCCGAACTGGAAGTGATCCAGAGCACCCGCCGGATTGTTTGCGTGCCGACGAATTCAATCTACCGGGCCCTATCGGCCGAAGTTAGTGCGCATGAGGGTCTGAATATTCATGGTCTGATTTTCGACGAACTGCACGCCCAGGCCACACGTAAAATGTGGGATACTCTTCGGTATGGTGGTCGGGCTCGCCGGCAACCCCTGTCTATCGCTATCACCACTGCCGGGGATGATCACGAGACGATCTGCGGTGAGCAACATGAGTACGCCAAGGGGGTCATCGAAGGGCGGGTTGACGACGATCGTTTTTTCGGGCTCATCTACGCGGCTGGCGAGAAGGATAAATGGGACGACCCCAAAGTTTGGAAGCGGACCAACCCCAGCCTGGGGACGATCATCACCCTGGAGTCCCTGGAACAGGACGCCAGGGAGGCCCGATCCAGCTTGGCCAAGCGGGCCACCTTCTGTCGATATAGCCTAAATCAGTGGCTATCTGGTTCGATCGCCGGCTTCGGGGCCGGCAAGTGGGAATCGTGTTCGGGTCTGGCCGCCGGGGAAAGCCCGATGGCCTGGCGGCGGCGGATGCTCACCGAAATGGCTGGGGCGGCGGCCTTTGGGGGCCTCGATTTGTCGGCCCGGGTGGATATGACGGCGTTCCTCCTGTTGTTCCGGCTTCTGGGCACCCCTGCCCGGTGGCGGGTGCTCCCGTGGTTCTGGCTACCCCAAGAGCGGGCCGAGGCCCGCCGGCAGGCCGGGCAGACGACTTTTATGGCCTGGGCCGAGCAAGGCTTCTTGGAGCTGATACCGGGTGATGAGATCGACCAATCGGTGATTCGGGACAAGATTCTCGAATTGGCCCACGTCTACCCGGTTGCCGACATCGGCTATGACGAGTGGAGCGCCCTGGATCTCAGCCGGCAACTCCGGGAGGACCACGGCATTCCCATGACCGTAGTGCGCCAGGGCCGGATATCGTTATCCGAGCCCAGTAAAGAGCTTGAGGCTATGGTCGTCGGCTGCCGGCTTGAACACGGGGACAACCCCATCCTGGCCTGGAACGCCCGGAACCTGGTATTCAGAACGGACAATAATGCCAACATCTGGCCGGACAAAAAGAAATCCACGGGCAAGATCGACGGAATAGTGGCCTTAATAACTTCTTTAGCCAGGGCCTTGACAATTGGGACCGGGGGTGTTTCAATATATGAGACACCTGAGCCGGGGAGCACCGATCAGCAACCTGCACCGATGATGCCTGCGCCGTATATCGGCAGCGTCTATGAGGTTGCAATTCCCACCGGAGCCCCTGCCTGAGATTGCTGATTCCGCGCAAATCGCCATCGGCGATGCCACGGAAGCGCGACTACAGAGCATCGAGAATCCCTCAGTACCCCTCTCTGCAATCAATGCTGAATCCGATCTGTGGTTTGGCCTCACCGGAAATATCGCATCCTCGTCGGGCGTCAGTATCAGCGTTGCCAAGGCACTGGGACATAGTCCAATTTGGCGCGGGGCGAACCTTCTAGCCTCATGTGTAGCTAAGATACCGCTAATTGTCTATCGCCGCTTGGCCGGTGGTGGCAAGGAAAAGGCAACCGATCATCCTCTCTATCGACTCTTGAAACTCAGGCCCAATCAGTACATGAGCGCCTTCGATTTTTGGCGCACACTTGTTGTACACATGGTCTTTACCGGCCGGGGCAACTCCTATAGTTATATTGACCATGATCCTAATACGGCCCGCGTCCGCGAACTACTTATCCTCGATCCTCAGTTGACCGAGCCCAAGAGGATCAACGGCAATCTCTACTATAAATCCCGACAAGCTAATGGCCAAAGCCGGGTTCTTTCATCGGCCGATGTCTTGCACTTTCGTGGTCTTAGCTATGACGGCGTGTGCGGATATGACATTGTGGGTCTCATGCGCGACGCCATCGGCCTGGGTATTGCCTCGCGCGAATTCGCCAGCGCCTTCTTTAAGCGCGGCGCTACGCCAACTCTGGTGCTTGAACGTCCAACCAACGCTCCGCGATTATCGCCGAATGCCGAAGAGAACCTGCGAAAGCGCTTCGATAACCTGCAGGCCGGTTTGCCTAACGCGCACACCACCGCAGTAACCCAGGAAGGAACGGTGGTCAAAGCGTTGGGGATCGACGCAGAGAAATCACAGCTTGTGGAAACTCGGCAACTGGATGTCCGTGAAGTTGCCAACATTCTCGGTATGCCGCCACATAAGCTGGGCGATCCAACGCGCACGGCATATGCGAGCCTGGAACAAGAGCAGCAAGCATTTCTGGACGATTCCCTGGATCCATTGCTGACCCAGATCGAACAGGAATGTACGATCAAACTATTGACCGAAGAGGAACAGGAAGCGGATGAAATCTTTGTGGAGTTCAACCGGGATGCCATTGTCCGCGTTGATCTCAAAACTCAGGTCGAATCCCTCACCAGGGAAGTCACGAATGGCCTTTTATCTCTCGATGAGGCTCGGGCCATCCGTAATCGCCCACCACTTCCCGATGGCAAGGGCAGAATCTTCTATGTGCCGGCGAATCTTCAGGTGGTGGGCCAACCACCGAAGCCCACAGAACCACAGGCGCCACAAGACCCAGTGGAGCCAGAACTTGATGTGGATGACATAGATGCCCCCGATGCATTCTCGGCCCACCGCGACCTACTGGTTGCGACCCTGGATCGCATCATGCGCCGCGTCGCGATCTTTACGCGAAAGCCCGATCATGGTGAAAACAGTGCCCGTGATCGCCAGCGCAGTATCTGTGTTCAGATGTTGCTGCCAGCCTATCGGGCGGCTCAATCACTTCACCTTGTGAACGGAATAACCCCAGCAGGCGTATTTGATCGCTGCGCACAGGTGGTTGACGATTGGCTGGCCGCTGGCGGGACCGGGGATGTGCCGGCTGAGCTGCGCGATCAGGTCTTCAATGAATTATGGAGGCACGAACATGCCATCGCCTGATCAAGACAAGCCCAACATGCGCCCAGATATTGAACGGCGCTTCATTGCGTGCCCGTTATTCCGCGAAGTGCGGGCCGGGCCCGACGGCGAAAAGACGAGTCTCATTGGTTATGCCAGCGTATTTTATGACGGGACACCTGCAACTGAATATCGCATCTTTGATGATCTGATCGAGCGCGTTGCGCCTGAAGCATTTGACCGCATGTTGGCGGATGCTAATTGGGATATCGCCGGCCTCTTCAATCACGACGCTAACATGCTTCTTGCCCGTCGATCAGCCGGAACTTTGCGACTCAGTAAGGATTCCCGCGGTCTTCAATACATCCTCGACCTTGGACCCACATCAATCTCTCGGGATGTGGCGGCATTTGTCGAGCGCCGGGAGATCGTCGGCTCATCGTTTTCATTCACTGCCGACTCCGTGCGGGGCCAGCGGTGGGAAGAGAACGGAGAGACAAGCATACGGACTTTGACCGATCTTGATGTTTTCGATGTTGGGCCGGTGACTTTTCCGGCCTATGAAGGAACGACAGCCACCACTGCTGCGGCGGCGTCCAGACGTGCGCGCGAGCAGTGCGATGCCTTCCGGCGACAAGTTGCCAAGGAGCGCGACGCACAACGTGTGGCTCGGTTTCTGGAAACCCATAAACAGGAGTAGATTCGCATGCCGCTTAAGAAATTGCGTGAACTCAGAGCCGCGGCCCTTCGAGCAATGGAGGACTTGGGCTCTGTAATCGAAACGGAAAACCGGGGTTTCACCGACGAAGAGCAATCTAAGTGGGAAACCCTGGAGAAACGGTGCGCTGACCTCGATAAACAAATCGAACAGGCCGAGCGATTTGAGACCATGAAGGCCCAGCGTTCCGCCGATCACGGTATCGGCCGCGAACCATTGAGAAATCCGAACCAATCGGAAGTGACCGACGAACATCGGGTGTTGGCCTTTCAGGCTTGGGGCCGTGCGCAAAGCGGGCGCAGCTTGCGTCCCGAACATGAGGAAGCCTGTAGCCTCGTGGGTCTCAATCCTCGACAAAACGAGCTTGAGATCAGCCTATTGCCGACGCGGGCTCTGTCGACTGTTCGCCGTGGACGAGATTGGACCGATCTGGAACGGCGGGATCTCTCTGCCCAATTGGGGGCATCTGGTGCTTTCACGATTCCCGTCGATTTTATTCGCCAGATGGAAGACGCCATGTTGGCCTGGGGCGGAATGCTCGAGGCGTGCGAGATTCTGCGCACGAGTACCGGCGGCGAAATCCCTTGGCCGACAGACAACGACACCAGTAATACGGGCGAATTGATCGGTGAGAATACAGATGCCTCGACGGCCACGGCCGATCCACTGATTGGGCAGGTCATCTTCCGCGCACACATCTTTTCATCGAAAATGGTCAAAACGCCGGTGGCCCTGTTGGAGGATTCGGCTTTTGATTTAGCTGCGTTCCTCTCTACTAAGCTGGGGCAGCGATTGGGCCGAGTGCAGAACACTTACTACACGACCGGCACGGGAGTCGGTCAGCCCAAAGGTATTACGGTTGCCTCCACCTCGGGCAAGACTACGGCGGGCTCGACGGCCATCACAACCGATGAAATCCTCGATTTGATTCACAGTGTCGATCCGGCATACCGCGCTACGGGTTGCAGTTTTATGATGCATGATAGCATTGTACTGTACCTGCGCAAGCTGAAAGACGGCGAAGGCCGGTATATTTGGCAGGAGAGCGCGCGGGTAGGCGAGCCCAGTAGTCTGTTTGGTTATCCTGTGATTATCAATCAGGACATGGCCAGCAGCCTGGCCTCGACCTATCGGACGATGCTGTTCGGCCAGTTCTCCAAGTACAAGATTCGCCAGGTCAATACTATTCGCCTGCGGCGGCTTGTCGAGCGGTATGCGGAGTACGACCAGGAAGCCTTTATTGCCTTCATGCGTGCCGATGGCAATCTCGTGGATGCGGGTACGCATCCAGTGAAGTACATGATTCAGGTGTAAGCATGCGACGTATTCGATTGCTAACTGGTCGTGTCGGTCGTGGGCTTAACCAAATACCAGGCGACGAGACAGACGTTGGCGACGACGAGGCCGCCCGCCTGGTTATCACTGGTCAAGCTGAATGGATCGAGACGGCTGCTTTACAATCGGGCACGGAAACAATGGTAACCAGACAAGTCCGGCGCCGTGGGCGCCCAAGAAAAGACAGGAGTTTGTAATATGCCAGGAGCACCCAGTGAAGAGATGTGGTTCCAGATGGTTGCAGCTCATGCTGCGGCTGCACAAAGCGACGTGACCAGCACTGGCGTCGATATGCAAGCCAACGGCGCATGGGATGCCATTTCGTTCCTCGTTAATTATGGCACGCCTGCGGCTGACAACTTGTTTCATGCCGAAGGCAGCGCGAACAATAGCGATTGGTCTGATATCGCTGGAAGTGAGATTGATTTAAGCGGGGCAAGCGATGAAAGCCAATGGCTCACCATTGTAAATCCGCCGAGACGATACGTGCGTGTGGTTGCCCAGCGTGGAACCTCGTCCACGACCTGTGCGATATGGGCGGTAGCCACGCGCGGTAAAGTCTTGAGCGGCCAGACAATGAATCTGGTTAGTGGCACGATTTATGGAAAGACCCTGATCAATCCGGCGATCGGCACGAAGTAATGAGTTGTGGGGAACGGCAGCCAGGGAAGTCTGATGCCGTGTCCAAGTGACTAGGTGGGGCGCCTGGGTATGCCACCCAGGCGCCGCACCATAACCAACGGAGCAAGACAATGGCATACCAACCAAAGGTATACAAAGAGAGCGGCGGCAATGCATTGGTCGTGGCCAGTGGGGGCACGGCTACCATCGCCGGGACGATGGATATCACGGGGGCCTGGAAAATCGCCGGCGTGACCGTTACCGCCTCGGCGGCCGCGCTGAACACCGCTGGCGGAAGCGTGGTTGACCTGGATTGCGGGTCGGATGCCGTGGCCGGAACCATTGATATCTTCCCGGCGACGACCATCCGAGGTAAACTGCGCCTTTCCTGTGTGGATAATGCTGCCGACCATACGGTCACGCTGACCAACGCCTCGCATAGTCAGGCCAGCACTTATAGCATTCCCGATTCTGGCGTTGCCGCCTCTCGGGTGGTTGTTACCACCGGGGTCAACAGCCTGCTCGTGAATTGTAATTCCAGCAACCGGAGTATGAGCTTGTCCGGTAACGTATCGGCGGCCGGGGCAGTGACCCTGGGCGGGGCCTTCATTACCGGCGGCGCCGTAACGTTCAGCGGTGCGGATACTATTCAATTCACCACCGCCGGTGCCAACACCTATGTCCTCCCGGCAACCGGGGGCACGTTGGCATTGGCAACGGGGGCCGAGACGGGCACAACTGCGTCGTCCTTCACCGTGGACAGCGATAGCGCTAACGCCAAAATTGCGCTCAACACCAATTCCGCGACGGGCAACTTTACGGCGTCGATCGTGCCGGCGAATTTGACGGCCGACCGGACAGTGACGATTCAGGACGCAACAGATACTGTAGTCGGGCGCGCAACTACGGATATCCTCACCAACAAGACCTTGACGGCCGCCGTGCTCAATGGGGCAAGCACGGCAGCAGCAGCCAACAATTTCAGCCTGCATACCGGGAGCGGCGCCTTCACGACGCCTACGGGCCAATTCACGCATTACGGCAACGTGGCCAACAACGGCAATCTGACCTGGACGTGGAGTTCATCTGGTGCCTGGAACATGAGCGGATCAAGCGGTACGTTCCAGACCCCTAGCGGGGCCACGGCCATAAACGGCGAGGTGACGGTGGCCACGGGGAAGAACGTTACTTTGACCAACGGCTACGTGGCCTGCAGCGGCTCGACGAGTGGAAGTATCAAGATCGCCCCGACGGCCACCGGCACTAACGAGACGAGCATCGTCAACCAAGGTGGGGGCTCGGCTAAGGTTATCACTCTGCCGGCGGCTACCGCAAGCCTGGCGACAATTGGTTTATCCGAGGCATTGGATCTCAAGACCCTGACCAATGCTGGGGCTATCACCCAAACGGGGGCCACGACGATCACCTCGGGCACCACGGGCATCGTGATTCCCGACGCCAATACGGCTGGATTGGCCATCCACGCCGCGAGCGGCAAGGGCTACATTAATATCAAGGCCGTGGACAATACTGGCGACACGGCGCTGACGATCAATAATGAGCTTCAAGGTCAAGCCACAACCCTGACGATTCCCGACGTGGGCACGCCGGCTGGTCAATTTGTGTGCACCAATGCTGCCCAGACCTGCGTGATTGCCACGGGGGCCGCCGATCGGACCATCACGTTGGCGGGCAACATCAATATCGCCGGCAACTTGACCACCACGGTCGGAGCCGTGGCGCTGGCGGCCAATGCGGCCGGCTCCTCGGTGACGTTGCCTCAGACCGGAACCGTGGCCACACTGGCCGGCACCGAAGCGTTAACCAACAAAAGCATCGACGGCGATGACAACACAATCACCGATCTGGCCGCAACTGCCCCGAAAATTGCCGTGACCGCTGGCGTGGCGGGTGCTCCCGTTCCGGGGATTCCCATCAGCATTCACGCGACGATGGCCGCAGCCGGCAGCGCTACCTATACCGTACCGGTCGGCAAGACCCTCCGGGTACTCGATGTCCGCGGCATGAAGACAGTGGGCGCCGGTGCCCCTGGTGATACGGTCACGGTCCTGAACGGTGGGAATGCCATCACCGATGCCATTTCTGTCAACCTTGGCGACATATTGGTATTTCAGGCGGCATCCTATGATGACGCCTATACCGATGTTGCCGGAGCAGGCACATTAGTAGTCACCACGGCAGGTGCGGCCACCTGTCAGTGCCGAGTCGTCATTACAGGAGTTTGGGTGTAACGATGTCTGAATCAGAGGAACGAACATTGGAGACTGGGTCACGGAAATCCATCGGTGTGACCGAGGGGGTCAGTGCTCAGGCTGATCCCCTCCCGATGGATATCCATATCCAAATTAGGGAGAGTGGTGAGATTCACCTGGAATGGTCCAGGGGAATTAACCCCCAAATGATGGTCAAGGTATTCGGTCGGATACTGGCCTCGTTTTGAGGTGAAGCATGTTTGCGCGATCACATACCGTAACGGTGACTACAGACGGGAGTGGTAACGCCACGGCCTATACTGGTGGCGTGGTCAATGGTCGGTTGTTCGAAATTCGTTACGTCAAGACCGACTTCGCCAACGACTTGACCATAACCGTTACAGGTGAAACTACGGGGATTGCGCTCTGGACGGAAACCAGTGTGAACGCCTCGGCCACACGGTGTCCTCGACAAGCGACATATACCGTGATCGGTATAGCCGCCGTTTACACGGATGATGGCAAGCCTGTTTTGGACTATCTGGTGCTCGCTGACGAACGGATCAAGATCGTGATAGCCTCCGGTGGCGTGACCAAGACGGGGACATTCTACTTTGTGCTCGGGTAATCGAAATGTGGGTCACTCGACATACCGTAACCGTAACGAGTAATGGAGTTGGTTTTGGCGTTGCCTACACGACTGAGCCGGTCAATGGGCGCCTTCTCGCAATGCGTTACGTGCGGACGGATTTTTCAGACACGCTCGAAATACAGGTTTGTACAGCTATTAGTAACCGGGAAATTGTATATGTTGGCGAGGGGGATGCGGTGACATCAGGAACGTTTATACACCGCGATTTCCTGCATGATCTTTCCGGTGCAAAAGCGCACTACGTCGGCGGCAATAAGCCAGTCTGCGGAATTGTGGCAATTGACAATGAGCGTCTGCGAGTGTCCGTGACTTGTGCAGGGGCCAACAAGACCGGTACATTTCATTTGATGGTGGGTTGAATCATGGGCTGGTCAGTCACGAGAACCTCCGCTCCCACGGTCGAGCCGATCACACGGCAAGAAGCTATCAAGTTTTTGCGCGTGGAACATTCCGACGATGATTGGCTGATAGATATGGAGATCGCGGCGGCCCGCGAAATTGTCGAGCAAGAGACGGGTCGGCAACTTACTGAGGCCACCTGGGTCTTATATGCGGACGGCTTCCCTTCCCTGGATAACAGTAGACCGGCCATCTTTTGCGATGGCGGTTTCATTCTTCCCCATTCTCCGCTGCGCTCGGTGACTTCGATTTACTATGTGGACACCAATGGCAACAGTCTGGAGTTCTCGAATACGAAGTACGTCATTCACACCAGCCTGGAGCCGGGTCGCGTGTATTTGGCTTACGGTCAGTCCTGGCCGTCCACGCGGCAAAAAGAGGCAGCGGTTACGATCACCTATAAGGCTGGCTATGGAACGACCGCAGCCTCAGTGCCGGCCCGGATCAGGGGGCTAATGCTTAGTTTGGTGCATTTGATGTACGAGAATCGAACGCCAACGATCGGCTTGCATGGCATTAGCGAACCGATCTTGCAAACCATGCGCTCGCTGGCTGATGGATGGAATTGGATGGGCCGAACGGATTAGGAGTGGTGGTGTTTTCATCTGGCATCCTGCGTGATCGGATAACGATTTACACGCCCACGGAGGCGCAGAGTAGCCGGGGCGAGGTGACGATAACCTGGACATTCCTGGCCGAACGGTGGGCCCAGGTAACGCAGGAGGCCGGCCCGGAGATCGCCGGCGGCAATCAGCAACGGCGAGCGACCACGATGTACAAGATCAGGATGCGAACCGATGATGACGTGACCAACCGTTGCAAGATTGTGTGGAAGGATCGGAACCTACATATTGCCTCGCTCATTGTACCGGAATTGGGCATCACCGATCTGGTGTGCTATGAGGTGGAATGATGCCTAGTGCGCGCCTTGAATTCAGTCTTACGGGCCTGGATAAAATGCTGAGTCGCCTGGACAAACTCGACAAGAAGATCAAACGCACTACGTTGACCAAGGCCATACGCGCCGCATGCAAACCAATCATAAAGGCTGCCCGCAGCAAGGTTCGCAAGCGCACTGGCCTGCTTAAAAAAGGCTTGGGAGTCAAACTTTGGAGGAAGGGCATGGGCAGCGGCATTATGGGTATTATCGGCCCACGGAGGGGAGTGGGCAAAACGGTTGACGGAAAGGAGGTGATGCCGGTGAAGTATGCCCACCTCGTGGAGTTCGGAACATCGAAGGCACCGGCCCATCCTTTTCTTCGTCCAGCACTCAATCAGCAACGATCGGTGGCAACGGCGGCCATGGTGGTGGTCCTAAAACAGGCAATAGCCTCAGCATGACGGATGTGATATCACTGCTGCGAACTCAGATCGTCACCACGAGCGTGGGGGTGCGCGTTTACTCTAAACTGGCACCCCAAAATGCGGCGATGCCATTTGTGGTGATGACTTTCATATCGGGCGATCAACAGCAGGGTGTAACCGCCGGTCTGGAGGTTTGGACCGGCCAGGTCCAGATCGACGTATACGCCGAAACAGACGCGGTATCTATTGCCTTGGCCGATGAGATTGAAGTGGTCTTGACTGCTTATGCCGCCGTGTGCGCGGCCGACCCCGACCCCGACATTGAGTGGTTGCGACAAACATCGCGCACTGAAAGCATGGAGTTCGAGGAGCACGGACGCGAAACGGCGATACATCGCGTCATGCTGGAGTATGACTTGTGGTTTCAATAGGAGTATGAGTAATGGCCGCGAAATATAGCGCCGCCGGTACGGCGATTGTGTTCAATACGACGTACCTGGTGGAAGCGACGAGTATCGAGTTCAAGGACGGTGGCAACGCACTAGATGTAACTACCACGGTGGACACGACAAAAGCCTACATCGCCGGCGTACCAGACCCAGAGTGTACCGTTGAATGTGAGGGGCAATGTAACACGGCTGCCGTGGTAGGCAGCTCGGGCACGTTGGCAATCACCAAGGCGTCAAACCCGACGATTTCACTGGGCTTTAGTGCTTTACTTACGGATCGGTCCATAAGCATCGGCAATGACGGCAAGTTGACTACGTCGTACACGTTCAAACCCCTTGCCGCGTAGACAGGAGTACGAACATGGCCACCAAATATAGCGCGGCCGGCACAACGATTGCCTTTGGCAGCGACATCACGGAAGCGGCGAGTATCGAATGGAAGGATGGCGGCAACGCACTGGACGTGACTACTACCGCCGACACTACAAAGAAATACATCGCCGGCGTACCCGACCCAGAATGCACGGTCGAAGTGCTCGGTCTGTTGGGTTCTAGTGTTGCCGGAAGCGTTGCCGCGCTTACGGTTACGCCGACAGTAGGTGCTGCACTCACTATTGGCCAGGCGCTTTGTTCAGATCGTTCAGTCAGCATTGGGAACGATGGCAAGCTCAGCGTGAACTACACGTTCAAACCGAGCGCGAACGCTCCTCCATGATCATGAGAAAGGAAAGGACATGCTTACCCGTGATGCAATTCTGGGGGCGAAGGACCTCAAGCGGATACAGGTGCAGGTTCCCGAGTGGGGTGGTGAGGTCTACATCAGCGAGATCAGCGCTAAGGAGCGGGATGCTTACGAGGGCAGCATCAATGATGGTAAGCGGATCAACCTGTTGAACGTCCGGGCTCGGCTTGTCGTTAAGTGCCTGACAGATGACGCCGGCAAGCGGCTGTTTACTGACGCCGACGCCGAGCAACTGGGGGACAAGAATGGCAAAGTTCTCGATCGGCTATGGGAACTGGCCAGACAGATAAACGGTATTGGAGGCGAGGCGATTGAAGCCGAAAAAAAAGATTGAAGGCCGCGCCGGGACGGCAACAACTCTTGAAGTTGTGTCTGGTCTTACACCGGACTCAGCGGGAATTGTTGGAGTCGCTAACTAGCGCTGAGTACACGGAGTGGCTGGCTTATGACGCAATTGATCCATACGGCAACGAGAGGGGTGACTTGCGGGCGGCAATCGTGGCCTCAGTTATGGCTAATGTTTTCAGTAAAAGGAAGTTTGAAGTGCTGGACTTCATGCCCAGATTCGGAGAAGAGATTGCCGAACTGCCCCTCTTGACGGGAG